AGAAGCCCTTTGGCCGGATGTAAGTTTCACACAGCACGGACTTGCTTTCGCCCACAGAAACCCTTTGATGATTGCTGCCCGTAGATCGGAGATTGTGATAGGTCTAACAGTCGTCATTGGTTCCTTTCGGTGACGGTGAGCATACGATCAACGAGATCGTGGGCGGAGACACGAAGTTCCAGTACCGTGGGGGCGAGAGCATCCTGAGCGGCAACCTGAGCGGCAACCATAACGGCAACCCGAACGGCAGCCTGAGCGGCAACCCCAGCGGCAGCCTGAGCGGCAGCCTGAGCGGCATCCCGAGCGGCAACCCCAGCGGCATCCCGAACGGCAGCCTGAGCGGCAGTCGCGTTTTCGCGGACCGCTTTCAAAACTGGAAGAATCGTTGGGTAGTTGTCGGCATCGACAGGCTGCAACGATTCCAAAGTTTCGGCCTGAGAAGTGAGTCCCGCGAGCCGTAACCATGCGGGGGTTTGCACCCTGACAAGCCAATCGGTAGCCAACCAAGCGCGAGTTTCTTCCTGCTCGGATGTGCCCGCAGAATTGACTAAACGCTGAATGTAACGTTTCAATTCTTGCCGTCGGTCGTCATCCGAATCGTCATTCCATGTGCGCAAAAACGCTGCTATCACAGGCGAAACACATTCAGGGTGATCCGACCAAGGCTCACCTGCAATGAAAGCGACAGCCTCAAGGACACAGGCGCCGTCTTCTAGTGACTTGTGTGCGCCTTTTTCGAGTGTGAGTGTGTCAATGTTTAGTGATGGTGTCATGGTGGTTCCCTTTTCGTCGGTGGTCATTGTCGTTCCTCATCTCCCCAAGCATAGAAGGGGATGTTATCTCCATCTTCGGCCATAGACTCGTCGAACGCTTCGACATCCTCAGATTCCTCTAAAAATATAATCGACTCACGGTACTGAGATAAGGCGAGGTCGAAAGCGGTCTCTGCTATTTTCAATATCTCTTTGGCAACAATGGTATTGTCTGATGCGATCTTCAGCAGCCTACTCGCTTCCTCTGCTGCGACATTATCGTAAACCTTTCGGTATTCAACATCTTCCAAACGGCCCGAAAAGTATCGCTCTGCGCCGGTCTGGTCGCTTTTAAAAGCCAAGGCGTAGGCGGCTACTTCTTTTGCGAATGCTTCAATGGGGGAGAAAGTTTCGGAACACGAAATCTCATTCTCTTTTTGCAGAGCTGGGTCTTTGTAGGAAATAAGTTGAGACTCATCTCGTGGGTCATATTGGGGATAATCTGGATCATAAGGTTCCATCTGATGACTCTCCGTTTTTGTTTAATGAGCGCTCATACTTAAATAAGTCTTCCCACTTTTGCTGTTCTTTTGCTCCGGCCTTGATCTCGTTTTTTAGATTGAAAATTCGTCTGGCGTCTATAACCCGCCTTCTCATATGGTCATCATTTTCTTCTTTTAATCGCACATTTTCTGCGGCTATCAAAGTACTGAAGTGTTCGAGATTAGGGTTCGCTTTCCTGAGTTCTTCGCACGCTGCCTCGTAAGCCTCGTCGGCAGCCAGTTCGGCGTTCCGACATGCATCCGCTGCGGCCAGTAATAGGTCGCGGCTGATAACGGCAGATGCAGCCCTAGCGGTCTCATGAGCAATATCCGATGCGAGGTAGTCCGCTCTCATGATATCCGAGATTGTCTTGTGCGCTAATCGAAACTTTTTAAGTGCTTCTTTATCTACTTCTTGGCTATCATATTCCTCACCCGCAAATATCGCAGCGGAAACTACAGCTTCGTAGCGTGAATCTTTGTCACCGGGCTTATCTGTATTCATTTACTCAATCTTCTCCATTATTACTGGCATCGTAATATTTCTTGCGGGCAATTAGACAAGACTTATTGAAAACGCCTTGTGCCTCGATGATGGCGGCGTCAAGTTCATCCTGAGCGGAATTCAAAATATAAGCCTTGCTTTTGGCAAGTGCTTCATCAAATTCTGAGTGTAAGCGAATCGACAAAGCAAGGCTCTTATTCAATGCCTTAAGTGCCGCTACCCGCTGAGGCTCATCAGCGATCAAGCAGAGGTCGAAACATCTACGAGCCTCATTCCTGGCGTCTATCCACTGGTCTTCTTTGTCATGCCAAAGTTCGTCAAGTTTACTGTCACTTTTACTTTTCATCCGATTTCCTCTTTTTTGATATAGCGGCGGTGATTACGTTCGGCATAGCATGTTCGGCATACGCGACTTCCGCTTTGGGGGCGATACGTGTTGGTTTTGTCATAAGGATGACCCTACCACATAAACCGTGTAGGTGCTGTCATTTGTAAATAAAATCTCCGAAAGGCTGCGGCAGTAAGGAGAATTCATCTAAATGAGCTTCAACTTCATTCACGAACGCCTCAAAGACATGTCGAACAACAGGGATATTTACGGCATTCCCTAGTTGCTTATAAGCCAAGCCGTCACGCTGACCAGAAAGGTCAAAATCTCCAGAAAAGCCTTGCAATCGCGCCGCTTCTCTCGGAGTTATGACCCGACGCCTCGGTCCAATGATGGAAGTCTGATTTATCGCCACAAGCGCGGGCAAATAGGTCAATCGCTTCGCACGAATGCCGGAAGGTCGTAACTGCATCGCTGTATCCCAAAGTGATACAGAATCTTGTGCCTGCCATTCCAACTTTCTGCGGGACGGAGGGAAGTCCGATAAATTATCGTTCTCCCTCAGCCATTCATCAATAATATCACGGTTATCACAATAAAGTTTAGAGTTCTTCTCTATAAACTTAACTTTCCATCCAGGTGTCCCCTCGGGGGAAACTGGAGTATCAGTGAAGTAGTCAGCCCAAATAGGAAATCCGTCCAACTGACGACCCCTGTTGGTCGTAACTCTGATGACAAACTGATCCCAAGCGTCGATTATTCGAATATTATCAGATGATAGACGATATTCGTCGCCAATTTCATTTTCGTCTTGAAGAAACATCAGTTCAAGCTCATTATGAGACCAAGGATCGTGATCCCATAGCTCGCTTGCTTTATAAGCGACTGATGGCTTGATTGGATCTAAAGTTTTCATCTGATTTCCGACATAAACCCCCGTAATAAACACTCGGTCTCGAATTTGTGGGGTCCCACCCTCGGAAGGGTGCAATAAATGGGGGGAAAAGATGGTTGGTTGATCAGAAACTAAATATCCAAGTTCTCTAAGAGAACTAATGATCACATTATACTCATGACGGTGACGTGGACCTATAAGGTTTTTGACATTCTCAAGAATAAACAACTTTGGTCGTTTGGCTTCCAAAATGCGAAGGATGCTCCAAAACAGTGTCCCCCGAGTCTCTTCCATCCCCAACTGTTTGCCGGATTTGGAAAACGGCTGGCAAGGGAACCCTGCGCAAAGCACATCGTGGTCGGGGATAGAGATTTCGTTCTCAGTTAAAGGAACTATGTCACCTTCCGGTTTTATTCCCCAATTACGGAAATAAATATCAGAAGCATGAGAATCAATTTCCGATGCAAAGACACATTCTCCACCTAAAGATGTCATGGCGGCATGAAAACCACCAATTCCAGAAAAAAGGTCAATAAAAGTAAATGACATTCAACTCACACTTTCAATGGGGGAAAAAAGAAAAGATTCATCATAACCAGAAATTATTTGAATATACCTTGGGTTAGAATTACAAGTAACTTTTGTTTGATGAGGACCTGATGAACCACAGAACCAGCACAACTCATGGTCAACCTTATTTATGGTCCAACAGCAACCACAATCGCACTCGAACCCTTTAACATAAAGATTATTGTCATTCATGGCAACAAAAGTCGGGGGGAAAGGTAAATCTTCTCAGCCTCTTTAGACAATATATATATATCTCTATATGCTATGTAGATGATGTTGATCATGATAACCCCTCCTTGGGGGACCATGTCTATCACACAAGACGCTGAACGGGGGGCTTCTTCTTCTTTTTTTTTTCTTACAATATTTTCCTGCGACCCGCTTTGTCGGAATTCTAGTCGCTTTCTGCCTGTCGATCGGACGATATCTTGTCCATCAACTGAATCAGGAACCCGTTTGCTGCCTCTTTTTCTTCATCTTGAATTGCATTGACAAGAAAGCCGCATATGAGCCTCAAGTCGATAAGATCGAGGAAGTCAGATGCTTTAATCTCAATTAGCTCGTCTTGGCCTAGTTTCTCTGCTTCCTCAATCTTATCAAAAATTGTCGTCATTCCAAACTCTCCCTGTCGTAAGATATTCTGTGGCCTTCAAGAACCCTGTATGAGTGTTCTGAGGAATAATATATCTTAGCATAGGCTTTCCTCCCCGGCTCATCATACGCATCGCAACTCGGATTCGCACAGAGAAATAGAGCCTTAAAAGATTGTGGTTCTGACAGTATGTGGACTGCATCAATTAGAGATAACTTATTTCGGCAGTAAGCACAGTACTTCTCTGGATAAGGAAAACCTTCTATCTTTTTCCCTAGCAAGTTTCCTCTAAAGAAGTCATTTATACTCATTGAACAGTCCTATCAGTTTCTCAACCTCAGCTTCGAGGTCATGAAAACACTTGAGAACATTGTGGAGATGCCTAGCATCAAAACCCTCCTTGGAAGGAAATTCTATCCACCAGTTGGGATCAAGGGCGCTATATTCCCTGAAGGGCTCGATGATAAGGCGAGTTTCAGTATGGTTGTTATTCGCGAATACTCTAGGCTCCATGCCTACATTATAGCATAGTGCTAGGGGGTTTCGTCGTTCATTTCTTTCTTCAGGTGGACAAGCTCATGGTTTGACTGCCACATGTTAGACTGGTCAAGCCGATCATCAAGTTTGTCTACTTTTTCGTCGATTCCAGTTACCTGAGCGCTTAGGTGGGTTAAGAGAATCACACTCTGATCGGAAACTCCACGATTTTCGTTGTGCTGAGCGGTGTTCTCTTCACGGAAGAGATCCGAATCTTTCTTGGCCCGCCTATGCTGCTTGTTGTTTGATACCAAAATAGCGACTATGCCACTAGCAGCTGTGATTAACGATATAACGACTGGAACGATAATTACTTCTGCGACTGATGTAATGTTAGACATAGACATCCTTGAAAGAGAGGTGCAGCGCTAAGCGTTGCTATATCAAGGATAGCAAGATACAACTTATGAAGCCACACTTCTTATAGTGAGGAAAAGAATAAGAAATTTATAAAAAACACACAAATCGAAGCACGGCTCCGTAAAGTGTGGTATCCTTTCTTTAGGCAAGAAGAATCTTGCTGGATGTGATCACAACTTCAGACGGGGAACAGGGTACTATTGGCTTAAGCCAAGAAATCCTCCTTAGCGAGCCCTTGCTTATATCGGGCATTATTTCGCTTTAAAAACACCTCTAATACTACTTAAGCACTCCGTGCTTTTATAAAGGCAACACAAACCCTTCTGAAAAAAGATTCTGAAAAGGGAAGTAATGTAAAGAATATTTCCTCTACTTTACACCCCACCCTACTATTGTCATATAAATAGTAGTAGTCCTATAAATAGTAATAGTTCTATAAGAATTATTATCTATACAATTCTAATAATAGTATATTAGTAAGTATAGTAATCATAAGTATACTAATACTTGTATTGCTATAAAGTCTTTATCTTCTGAGATATCTATGTCAAGAATCTTTTTCAGCCAAAAAAAGGCTTACGCGTAATTTTTTTTAAAATAAAGGCTTCAGAATCTTTTTCAGCCAAAAAAGGCTTACGCGTAATTTTTTTAAAATTTTGCCCTTCAGCGTATTTTAACTTTTCGAAGTGAAGATGCCAGAATGGCAATAGTGCAGTGAGCCATAAGGGATATGGGAGAATTCCACAGGACGGGAGCGTTATCATCGAATGTGTGCTACGATCTCACCAGCCCACCTGAGGGCTTTACGACATAGCCCTATTTTGGGCTGGATGGAGATGTGTGAACGAGTTCTATGAGTTCCTTATGCACGATTTAAACCTTGTCTCGGAGGAGTTTGAAACTGATTCTGAGTGTGCGCACGAAATTTGCAAGCTCTTGAGTGTTGACGATTTCCCGATCCCGGAGACGTTCTTCCGAATGTATACAGCCTCAGTTGATATCGACTATGTGGCATTTTACAATGCCGCCAGCTTCTTTTCTGGTGCCGGACTCTTAAGTATCGACTGTGATTGCCCAGAGTCAGATAAATACTTGTGTGATATTGCTGGGATTCTTGACAGCGCCTTCTTCGAGAAGGGGAGATCAGAGAAGACTCTTGAAACCGACGTTTACAGTTCAATCTGTGATCACATTGACGATCTAAGAAAGGACATTTTAACGTGATAATCAAATTTCCGAATGAAAAACTGGAAAGCGTTTCAGGAGAAGTTGTAGGTAATCTCACTTTAGATGAGGTATCTAAACTTTGTGAGCGTATGCGAAAAGAATGCTGGGAAGTTGGAGGGTTCGGTATCTCTGCAGTTCAAATTGGTGAACCGTTCAGGATCTTCGGAATTTACTCTCAGGCTGTTAGGGATTTGGTTTTTTTTATTGATCCAGAAATCTTTCATTTAGCAGGTCCTTCAATCGAAAATGAAGGCTGTTTATCAATTCCAGGTTATGAATGGAAAGTCGAAAGGTTCTATGAGGTCGGCTTGAATTACTTCGATCTGAACTTTAATTTGATGTCTGATAAGTTTGTGGGAATTGAAGCACGAGTAATCCAACATGAGATGGATCACCTCGATGGCATTCTGCTTGTGGACTCTCTTAGTTCAGATGATTTCGATATATTTGTCTCTTATTTCCTTGGTAAGAAACCAGTTGGAGAATATGATCCTCCGCTCATCAAGATGACATGACTGAGTACAGGTTCGACTTGACCGCTATCGAAGCGGCCTATCTGAATGCCGCTGTTGTCGATTTCTTTCACAAAATGAGGGTTGCTTCAGAACAGGATTCTGTTGTTCTATTTGATGATGATCGGTACAGGATTGCCAAGAACTTGTGGAAGAAGATCGAGGAAGAGATTCCTATCATTACACCAAAATAATGTGATATTATATAGTTGATGGAATATAGATTTTACATGAGTTCGGATGCGTGGAGACTGCGGAAGCGTATGTTCTTCAGCACTCACGAGAAAAAATGCAGAGCCTGTTCAAGCAGGAATAGGATTCATTTGCATCACAAAACCTACATCCGACTCGGGAACGAGCGTGACGCAGATCTTGTTGCCCTTTGCTTTATTTGCCACGCAGCGCTTCACCTGAAGCAGCAGCAAAGCGGAGAAAATTTATGGAGGGTGACGGAAGAATTTATCCGGGGGAAGAAGAAGAGGAAGAAGAGAGTCGCAACGAAAAAGAGGCCATCAATGAAGAAGAAAAAAACTTCGACAATCAGACAGCGGTCACCTAGGAAAGTGGTATAGTAGGAATTATGATTTACGCAAAGATTATTGCTGACAGCATTACTGCTAGTGGAGATCGTTTGACGACGATGGAAGTCCGGATGCATCGATTCATGCTGCCTGAAATGAATACTCATCGGGTTTTCTCACGGAACTCTGCAAGTTCTCGGGCTATTCCGATTTTTAAGCAGATCGCTAAAGTCTCAGAGCATCCGGCATACCCTGTAGAGTGGGGGCAGAACAAGGCAGGTATGCAGGCTGGTGAACCGCTTTCGGGGAGCAAAACTAGAAAAGCAAAGAGAATCTGGAAGAAAGCATCAAAGTCTGCCATTAAGCACTGTAGGGCCCTTGAAGCACTCGGTGTCCATAAGCAAGTTTCCAATCGCATTATTGAGCCGTTTATGTGGCATACGGTTATTGTTAGTTCAACTGAATGGACTGGATTCTTTGCGCAGAGGTGTAGTGAGTTGGCTCAGCCCGAGATTAGGGCTGTAGCGATTGCCATGCAGACAGCGTACAGGAATTCTGTTCCTCATTTCATTGTTAGGGGGGAATTTCATCTCCCATACCTTCACCCGGAAGAATTTTGTTTAGATGACATTAAAAAAATCAAGATTTGTATTGCCAGATGCGCTCGGGTGTCTTATTTGACTCATAACAATGAGAGATCTATTGCGAAAGACTTACAACTGTTTGACAGACTTATGAGTGCCGATCCTCCTCATTGGAGCCCTATGGAACATGTGGCAACTCCTATTGATGATGGTCTGAACCCCGCTGGGAACTTCAATGGGTTCGCTCAGATAAGACACAATTCTCATTGGTGGTTTGATGGTTCCTAAGTCGGTTCTCTGTTTGGCCAAGAGTCATGAGAAGTGTGTCACTAATGGCTGTGAGTGTGCATGTCATCATGATACTGATTGCGACTGCTTTACTTGTCGTATCAGATCTGTCGGATTTGGGCGTGTCCCTGGTGGTAGTAGGTCTGTGAAAGGCTTTACTTCAAGACCTGACGACTTCTAAGCGCTTTAGAGTCTTTGCTGTGGTATAATTGTATTATTGAAGTTTTCTGCAGAATAATCAAAATGAGGTTCTAACTGATGAATATTGTAACTCGCGCTGAATGGGGTGCCCGTGAGCCCTTCCAGCCGTATACAAATCTGGTCGGGTCGGAAGGTGAACTCGCCCATCACACCGGCGACGGGGTTGCTAGAGACCCAGCCACCACCGATTACCCGGCGATGATGCGACAAATCCAAAACAGTCACATGGCCAAAGGTTGGAACGATTTTGCTTATGGTCATGCTGTCGGCGGAGGAAGAATCTTTATGGGCAGAGGGTTCGGGGTAGTAGATGCGGCCGACCTCGATCGTGGATACCTCATGCACTCTGTGCTCTGGTTGGGTGACTCCACTGTGAACGAAATTCCAGATCAAGACATGGCGTTAGTCTGGGCTGTGTTCGATGAACATAACCGTATATACGGCAAAAAGTTTGAAGGCGGACACCGTGATGTCAACCCGACTGGTTGCCCCGGCGACAACATTTACAGTAAATTACAGCAGGGGCGCTCTGCGTCAAATGCAGTTCAAGCTTTTTCTACAATTAAACCAAGGAGTCCTGAAATGAACACGATTATTAATTCTTCTGGAGGCCGCGAATGCTTCGCCCTCCGTTCCAATGGAGAAGTCTGGAACCAGTGGCAGGAACTGCCTGCGGTCACTTTCTCAGCTTGGAACAAGACGCTCGATGGCGATCGCTGGGAAACTCTCGCCAAGCCGTTACTGGTCGGCAAAGCCGTATGGCTGAACCTCGCCGGTGATTACGGGTTCGGTTTCCTCAATATGACTGCTATCCAGAGCGGTCCGGGGGAAGCGTTTGTGCTACATGTCACTAACGAACTTAACAAGTTTTTCGCAGGTCTGAAGTAGCCTGAATCAAGTTTCCAGTAGGGAAGATCGTCATGGAGCCGGAAAGATCACTTCTTGGTCCATGATATGAAAAAAATAATAGCAGAAGCCGGGGCGTACACACCCCGGCTTCTGCTATTATATACACATGAACTTTGACGAAACGACATTAGAGAAAATCCTTGGAAGAAAGCAGCACACGTTCCCCTCGTTATATGACGATTGCGTAGACTCCTACACAGATAGCACAATCCTAATAACGGGGGCAAAGGGGAGTTTGGGTGTTGGTGTTCAGAATTTCCTTTATCGGAATAAAATTAGATGTAATCTGATCGCCACTGATATCGTTACCGGCCCTGAAGATGATAATGAAAAAATCTTGAATGTCGCAAGTTGGCCTGATGTTGCAAAAGTTGTTCGGAGGTATAATCCTGATGTCATATTTCATTTCGCAGCCGACAAACACGCTCCTGCGGGAGAGGAAACTCCAGAAGAGACAATTAAGATTAACATAGGTGGTACACAAAACTTACTGGACGCCTGTGATGAAAATACAAAGATAATATTAGCTAGCACGTGCAAGTCGGGCAATCCAGAGACCGTTTACGGCGCAACTAAGTTGATCGCTGAGCGACTGGTGCTAAATAGGGGGCATAATGTTGCCAGGTTCTACAATGTTGTGGAAACTTCCGGCAATGTTTTCGAGATTTGGAATGAACAGGCGATGTCTGATCACACAGTCACAGACTGCGGACGATATTTTATTTCTTTAGATGAAGCAATTTCGTTAGTTATGTTTACTGGAATTCAAGAATCTGGCCGGTACACGATTGACCCAGGGAAGATTCGAATTATGGAAGATGTTTATCAAGATTTATATGGTGGAGATGCCGGAAGGCTCTCAGAGCCTAGGCGTGGCGATCGGGTTACCGAGCTGAGAATTGCTACCTCAGAAAAATTAAAAAGCGTTGACAATTATCCATTCGAAGAGATCGGAAATGATCACGATGTACTATGGAAATAAGCCGGATATAAAAGATATCGACATTCAAAAAGTAGAGAGCGTTCTGAGAAGTGGAAGTCTAGCTCAGGGGATGTTCGTTGAACGCCTTGAAGACAGGATGAAGAAACTCTGTAATAGGGAGAGCGCAGCGGCCTTTTCGAGCGCAACATCGGCATTTGAGTGCTTATGGGATTATCTCGATCTCGGAGAGGGAGATGAAGTTATCTTGTCTCCAATGACCTTCAAGTCTGTTCCGATGTCGATTATTCGATCCGGTGCCACTCCAGTATTCGTTGACACTAACTACTTATCCCTTGCCGATTGGTATTTAGTTAAAGATCTTATAAATTCAAACACAAAAGCAATTGTAGTGACAAATCTCTATGGAATGCCAGATCCGCACTTGAACATGCTATTTGATGCTATTTCAGATAGAGATGACATTTTTCTTATCGAGGACAACGCTCAGGCGATTGGTGCAAAGTATGCAGATTCACGCCCAGTGGGATCTTGGGCTTCACGATCAGATTTTTCCATTTTCTCTTTCTACGCCACCAAAAATATTACTAGCATCGAGGGCGGAGTTATTTTATTCGATGACGACACAAACTTCTTTCACCAGTATAGAAACAATGGCACTGCGAAGAATATTGCGGGGGAAACTTGTTTAGGAACTAACATGAGAATGAGTGATGTAGCAGCGACACTCGGGGTCTCTCAGTTAGAGCGACTTGAGCATGTTACGATGATTCGCAATGAACAGGCTAAAATTTATAGGTCAATATTAAGTATTGACAATCCTCAGCTATCATATCTTCCTCACGGCTCAACTCACGCTTTTCACCACTACACCGTTTTGCTGCCATATAATGTTGATCGAGCGATGTTCATATCAGAGATGTCTCTTGCTAGTATTTCGATTGGCATTTACTATGAATACCTCCTGAACTACGATGAGACTTTCTCAAAGACTTTGCACCTAAATAAGACTCCAGAAGCGAAGGGTCAGTCTAAGAGGTGTGTTTCGTTACCTTTGGGGACTAAGTTGAACAGGAAAGATATTATCTATATCGCCAATACGTTCAATCGAATTCTAGAAAAAGTGAGGAGCAATTGATGTTTATAGATTACTTTGTCCATCCTTCCGCCTCAGTTTATGGGGATGTCATGATCGGGGCCGGGACAATAGTTGGTCCCAATGCCGTCATACTTGGCCCCGTCAATATTGGGTCTAACTGTTGGATTGGTCCAAATGCTATCATCGGGACTCCTGCCGAGGATGTGGAGATGATGGTAAAGGCGGAGTTGCCAAGATATCCAAATTACTTTGCAGAGATTGGGCAAATTAATGAGATGCTTTGGAATATTGATCATGGGGAAGGTGTCGTCATCGGACACAATACTGTGATCAGAGAACAAGTCACGATTCACCAAGGGACAGTCCATAGCACAATAATTGGGGATAACTGCTTCGTTATGAATAAGTCTCATGTTGGGCACGACTGCGTTATCGGAAATAACGTCCGCATCTCTCCGTCAGCCATGATTGGAGGGCATTGTTGGATTGATCGCTACTCTAACATTGGTATGGCGGCTACTATTCATCAGAATATTAGAATTGGGTTTGGGGCGATGATCGGAATGAATGCAGCGGTAGTAAAGGGCGTGCTTCCTTACTCGACAGTTGTCGGAGTTCCGGCGAAGTTTTCTGGAATGAATTGGGTTATGGCGAAGAAACTCGAAGTTTCAGAGGACTCAATGCGTATGCTTGAGAAAAGTTACAATTCCGAGGCGCATCCCCCTTCCGAGTTCGTTTCCATGCTTGCGGAGCACGGCCAATGGGGATAGTAGATGTGACTGTCGTCACCCCCACCATCCCTGTCAGGTCGAAGATGTTGAGCGAGTGCATGTTATCTGTGGCTAACCAAACTGTAACCCCGAAGGCACACTTGATCTCTGTTGACTTCGAAAGAATCGGGGCAGCAAGAGTGTTGAATAAAATGATTTCAGCAGTAACTACGGAATGGATTGCCCCTCTAGCGGATGATGACTTATTTTATCCAAACTATCTAGAAAGGCTTCTTGACGAGGCTGGAGACGCGGACATGATATATCCATGGACAGAAGTCGTCGGTACCAGAAATGGATGGAATCCGAACTCATATCTTGACCTAGAAAGACTCAAGTCCAATAATTACATTCCTGCAACTGTCCTGATGAGGAAGTCGGCTTGGGAGGACGTAGGTGGATACCCAGAGGTGGTGTGCGAGGATCATGCGCTCTGGCTCAAGTTAATGGAGCATGGAAAAGTAATAAAATGTTTGCCAGAGATCCTGTGGCAGTACCGGTTTCACGGAAGAAATATTTCTGATGGAACATATGCCCCCCATGAGGTATAATAGCCAAATGAAGAAAATCGCAATCGTAATGCCGGTGCTAAACCAGTTCGAATTAGGGATAAAAGCCCTTGAATCAGTACAAGTGTCGCACCACGCCTATTGGCAACCATTCATCATTGACAACTGGGATGTGAACAAGGGGGTTGCTGCCGCATGGAATCTCGGAACCAAGCGAGCCATTGATGCGGGGTTTAATTACATATTGATAATCAATGACGATGTCGTCTTAGCCCCGAATACGCCAGAGCATCTTTCTAGTGTCATCGACAATGACGACATTGGGCTAGCGTCGGCAACTAACTTTAGAGATACCATGAGTCCCATTGAGGTGAAGAACTCTTCTCATGTATATTATGAGAATGATATTATTGACGCCCCTGACTTTTCATGTTTTATGATTACTCCAGATACATATGACCACATTGGGGACTTTGACGAGGGATTCTCTCCGGCTTACTTCGAGGACAACGATTACTGCTACAGGACTATCTTGTCAGGTCTGAAATGTGTGCGCTCTCAGTCGGCGATGTTTTATCACTACGGGTCAAAGACCAACGAGGGAGGGAATGTCCTATCTCATTCAGCATTTTCGGCTAATAGGAACAGGTTTGTTTCGAAGTGGGGAGGATTTCCAGGGGGAGAAACTTTTACAAAACCTTGGAATGATAACGCCCTAAATTGGCGTGATTCTCGTAAAGAGTGATCATCACCGCAAACTGATGCTACACTGCCTCAGATGGACACACAGAGGCCTCACAGGGGACAGCAGGCCACGTGTCAGAGCATAGATCGTGAAAGAAAAGGAGAAAAAATGGCAAAGGTAAAAATTAGCAGAGAAAAACTTCCAGATTGTACGGAAAGCGAGATCATCATCTATCCAGATGGAGACAGATCCCGTCCTCGTATCGGGGTCTTAAAGTTCGAGAAGGGTCTTTCCAAATTGGAACTTGACCCAGGATTTTCTCCCTACCGGAGTATGAACTGACATCTAGTGTGGTATAATTTCCAGAGTTGCGAACGTAGCGACACAACTTTTATATTGAGTGAAGTAGGAGGAACATGAACGATGGCAGAATTAAAGTAGTGATTTTCGGGGTTGATGATGACGTCATTTTCGATGAGTCAATCAACACAGTCTCTCGTAGAACTGCTATGACATGGAGTAGGGATATCGCAGAGGCTAGGCCGAATCTTATTATTACTTTTGGAGATCTTGATGACTTCGATGGTCTAGTAGACTCTGCGCTGCACATTCGCAGGAAATGGCTTCATTTCTCTAGTGACAGGTTTGAGGAGCTTAAAGGGAGCTATAAGTCTATTGTTGACAATTTCTTTACCTTTTCATTAAATGACAAAAGAGATTTTTCTGAGCCTCTAGTTTCCGTCATTACACCGACATACAATACTTCTAATATGTTCTGGCCGTACCGCTCTTTGATGGGTCAGTCATACAAGAACTGGGAATGGATTGTCTACGATGATGGCTCCACAAGTGAAGAAACTTTAAACTCTATCCGCCAAATTGCAGATATGGACCCTAGAGTCCAAGTCTTTCTCGATGCCCACTCTGGGGTTATCGGTGAAGTGAAGAAGAATGCCTTCAGCTTGGCTAATGGCGACTATCTGGTTGAACTTGATCATGATGATGAGCTTTTGCCAAATGCCCTTTCTGATGTCGTTGAGGCTTTCGCTAGGTTCCCTGATTCTGGTTTTTGCTACTCGGACTGTGCCGAAGTTATCGGAGAAGATCACGAGGACGCCACATATCCTGACGGCTGGGGTTTTGGTTACGGAAGTTACCGTACCGAGTTTTATCGTGGGCGAAATTATCAAGTAATGAATTATCCATCGGTTAACCCAAAGACTGTCCGTCATATTGTAGGAATGCCTAATCATGTCAGAGCATGGAGGAAGTCTTTTTATCAGACCGTGGGGGGGCATGATAAGCGCCTCCACGTTGCGGACGATTATGAGATTTTAGTAAGGACTTTCCTTCACACTAGGATGGTTCATATCAAGAGGTTTGGATATATCCAATATCATCACGATAACAACGCCCAGAAAGCTCGCAATGCTGACATTCAGAGGCTTGTCAAAATGACTTGGATTGCCTATGAGGATGACATCCACAACCGCCTTGTTCAACTTGGGGTTGATGATTTCATTTGGCGAGATGGTGTTGTCCACTGGGACACCGAGAACCCTCAGGTTGCACAAATTGCAAATTATGAGATGAAATGATATCTCAGCCCGATGCTCTGGATGAGCGAGTGATGCTTCTAACTTTACTTTGGTAGGTTCGATTCCTACATTGGGCACTAAACAAAGGTGAATGTATTGAAATGAATGTAAAAAAAATTGGATGGTTTAGCCCTCCGGGTCTTGGTGAAGGGATGGGATATGGATATGCCGCAGTGAGGGTAATAAAGGCCCTCCAGAATAATCATGTCCAAGTTCTGTACGACAACAAAGATGCCAAGTGTCACATCTCTTTTGTACAGCCTGAATATTATAGCGGGCTAAATGATCAGTTCCGTATAGGATATACTCCGTGGGAGTCATCTGCGATCCCTGAATCTTGGCCTCGTATTATGCGTGATATGCAAGAGATTTGGACTCCATCTAAATATTGTGCTTCAGTGTTTGAAGAATATAATGTCAATAAGGTCATTAGAGTTGTCCCCCACGGAATTGATCCAGACGTTTGGAAGATAGAGAATAGATATCTTACCGACAAGTTCGTTTTCTTGCATGTCGGAGGTCCGACTGCCAGAAAGGGGGGACAGAGAGTTGTAGATGCTTTCCTTGATTTATTCGATGGCAACAAAGATGCTGTATTGATTTTAAAATCTAATGAGGCAACTGAGTGCAGGTATTATGATAAGAAAGAGAATTTCCACAGCGCAACAGATCATGATCAAATTCTGGTCATTGATCGCCCTGTTGATGTTGAGGATTTGGTTGAAGTCTACAACAAAGCCCACTGTTTAGTTTATCCTACGAATGGCGATGGTTTTGGACTTATCCCCTTTCAGGGTATAGCGACAGGTCTTCCGACTATTGTGACTAATGCCACCGCCTGCGCTGATTTTGCTGAGATGTCAATTCCGCTAGATTCCAGCCCGGCTCCGGGCGTAGGTGTTCATCTTGGCAATTGGGTTGAACCAGATGCGGATGATCTTCGGGATAAGATGAGGTACGTTTTCGATAACTTCAACGAGGTCAAAGAGAAGACTCTGCATTCCGCCAATTTGATTCACAGCAACCAGACTTGGGATCACATAGGCAAGATGATAATTGGAATTCTTGGGGAGAAAATCTCAGAAACTTTGTGATAATTACCACCTCATTGACCGGTTAAGTGGTATGATTTATAGACGTCCAATCGGGCAAAGAGTCTGCAGGGGTAGGCGCTACTTTTGTGGCGAGCCACCTCTAAATATATAGGAGAAAAAGTGGAGAACGAGAACTATCTAAGTTTTAAATTGCCTGACGATTTTATTTCCCAGTACGAGGGGAGAGATGTTCCGTGGGGGTTCCCGATTGGGTCAGGAAATTCCCTTGGTGAACTTACCTTTCTTACTAAATATTCTAGGAGAAAGAAAGACGAGACAAAGGAGCGCTGGTTCGAAACTTGCCGGAGAGTAATTGAGGGAACTTTTACCATCCAAAAGGATTGGTGCAAGGAAAGTCGCCTTCCGTGGAATGAACGCAAAGCCCAATCTACCGCCCAAGACGCTTACGAGAGGCTCTTCGTGGGTAAGTGGACTCCTCCCGGCAGAGGCTTGTGGATGATGGGAACGGAGTTTGTTCATGCAAAGAAGAACTCTGCTGCTCTACAAAGTTGCAGCTTCCTTTCTACTGAACATATTTCTTCACGTAGCGTCTATGATGCTACTTGGCCGTTTATTCGACTTATGGAAATGTCCATGCTCGGTGTCGGGGTAGGCTTTGATACCAAAGGGGCGGGGAAGCTGGAGATCCATGATCCATCTAGTGATTACAAGGTTTTTGTAATCCCCGATACTCGTGAGGGCTGGTGTGATTCTGTAGGGATGCTTCTTGAATCATATTTCTTCGCCAATAGAAGCATGGTTACTTTTGACTACAGCGAGATTCGCCCTTCGGGGGAGCCCATCCGGGGCTTCGGTGGCGTCTCTGCTGGCCCTGATCCTCTGGTCGCCCTTCATAAGATGCTCAATGAGCAGTTTGCGGGGAGGGCGGGCGAGAAAGTTAGTTCTACTGACATTGTTGACATTTCCAATAAGATTGGGAAATGTGTTGTCTCCGGGAATGTCAGGCGCTCAGCTCTCATATCTCTTGGCAATTCTGACGATCAAGATTTCCTTGATTTGAAGAATTGGGAAATCAACCCTGTACGGATGGGGCCTAATGGTTGGGGACATACCTCTAATAATTCTATCATTGCCAATGTTGGTGACGACTTCTCAAATATTGCCGATCTCATTGCGAAGAATGGAGAGCCAGGGATTTTGTGGCTTGATCTTTGCCAAAAGTACGGGAGACTTGCTGACCCTATCGACAATAAGGATCATCGCGCTCGCGGCTCGAATCCTTGTGCCGAGCAGACTTTGGAGTCTGGGGAATGTTGCACGTTGGTAGAGAATTTTATTTCTCGTCATGACTCTTTTGAAGATTTTGAGAAAACATTGAAAGTCTCGTACCTCTATGCAAAGACTGTAACTCTTCTCCCGACCCATTGGCCTGAAACTAACGCGATTATGCAACGTAATCGCCGGATCGGATGTTCAATCTCTGGCTTCGCCCAGTTTGCGGAGGCCTATGGTTGGACAACTTTGCGGGGTTGGCTTGATGATGGATATGATCACATTCAAATGTTAGATAACAAGTATTCAGAGTGGCTGGGTTGCCGTCAGTCAATTAAGACAACGTCCGTAAAACCATCTGGGTGTCGTCCTTGGGATGCGCTAACTGTAACATCTCGTGGGATCCTTACCCTTCAGGAGATGTTCAAAGATCACCCGGAAGACACACAGTGGCATCCAAGTGGGGATTCAGTTGTAACTGAAGATGGAGTTAAGAAAGTCAGTCAGACTTACGATAATGGTAAAAAGCAGGTCATGCGAGTAGGTATGACCGGAAAAATGGAAGTTGAGTCTACATTAAACCACCAATGGTTTGTGACAAAGCGAAGAGCTAGGAACTATGGGGAGAATAGGCACGATGACGTAAACGAGTGGGTTAAGGCGGAAGACCTAAGGGTCGGTGACGTTTTGGCCCTGACTCCCGGACTGTATGAAAATACCAGCTCCGCACCCCTAAAGGTAGTGAACCGCAGGCACATTAGTATGAGATCTGACGCCAAAGAAATCTCGCAGCCAAGTGAAATGAATTCTGATTTATCTTGGCTAATAGGCTACATGTGGGGCGATGGAAGTCAGTCTTTAGGTCATTGGAGAATTCGTTTCAGTGACGATGATCGTTCAATTCTAGAAAATGCACAAAGAATCATCAAGGACAACTTTGGGATCGAAGGAACCATCTCAAAGAGTGGATCATCTGAAGGTATGGACCTATGCATTGCGTCTAAGTATTTATGGCATTGGTTTATTTTAAATGGCATTTTCAAGTATGATCTCTCGACAGAGGAGTTAGATTTGATTCCCTATGTAGTCAGGTCCAGTTCAAGAGAGCACGTCATAGCGTTTATTGCCGGAATGATTGATGCTGAGGGTGGCTTCTATAGGGTAGGCGAAAGAACAACTGTCCAGATAACAAATAGTGACACTAGACTTGCCAAGCATATGCAGCATGTATCCTCATCAGTGGGGATTCTGCTTAGCCGAAGCGTGAACAAGGGTGAATCAGAAGGGCACTATGGGGCCCCAATTGAGCATCTCTATGTATGGTCTAATGGTTCCGATATTAAATCCTTAGAGTTGCTGAAGAGTCTTTCCGTAAAGGGGGCTAGATTTGAGCACTCTAATGGGTGGGCTACCCAAAGCAAGTCAAAGCCATACGGGGAGGTCTGTTATATGGAAGACCTTGGAGAGAAGGAAACTTTTGATTTTGAGGTTCCGGACGGTCACTACTATTACAATGGAGCAGTAAAGTCCCACAACACTGTGTCATTACTTTTCGGTGTTACTCCCGGTGTGCATTGGCCTACTGCGGATGTTTATATTCGTCGTATGAGATTGGCGTCTAACGACCCTCTAGTTGATGCCCTTGCGGATGCTGGATACCATACTGAACCTGACGTGATGGACCCCAAGCATAGTGTTGTTGTGGAACTTCCAACTAAGGGGCCGGATGTCCGCACAGAGAACGAGGTCTCAATGTGGGAGAAGACACAACTTGCAATCCTTGCTCAGCGACATTGGGCGGACAATCAGGTGTCTGTTACTGTGACTTTCAAGGAGGATGAGCGGGATCAGATTGGAGCATTGTTGAGTTCTGTTGATGGTCAACTTAAGTCTATTTCTATGCTCCCAATTCTTGAGGCTGGGGGAGCATATGCTCAGATGCCTTATGAGCGGATTGGGATAAAGACTTGGGAAGATATGTGTTCTCAGACGAAGAAGATAAAGTGGAAGAGTCTGTACGCAGGGAAGTCTTTGGATGCAGCTGGCGAAGCTTTCTGCTCGAATGACAGCTGCATTGTCTAACTAAATTGCCTTTGTGTAAAGAAACTATGCTTATTCGCATAGTTTCTTTGCTTTTGTGCAAGAAAAACTCTGGTTTTTTGCTTGTTAACGCGTTATCTGTGATAATATCAATAACATGGCAAAGAAATTAAAGAATATTCAAGTAGTTACAGAAGACCTCTATGGGGTCTGCTTATGGCAGATGTCAGATGGAGCCTGCCTTGGTGACGATGAGGGGCGGATGCTTTCGCTTGAGGGTCATATGAGTGACCCAAAGGTTGAGGGCAGGATGAGAGATTCCGCTGTTTCATATTTAGGATCAGAGGCGCTTCTAGGGAAGCCCCTGTGGATGTCGGGAAGTAGAAAACTAACCGACAACGAACACGATGATCAGATGGAACGAATGATTGACGGGTATATACCTGACCCGGTTGATTCAGTAAAGCAGTTACTTAGAGGAGGAGCCGTATGAGGCAAATTGCCGCGACTATGGTGGGGGAGAATAAGGACTTTATTGAGATTGATGATGTGACCAGTTCTTATACTAATGAGACATCGATAACCGTAACTGAGTCAAGAGATGTATTCAAGCTCGATATCGATTTGGAGAAGCAGCCCAAGAAGGTTCAGAAGTTGGCTAAGCGCTTCCAAGAAGGAGCTGACGGAACCAAGTCGGCCTTTGTTGATCCAGAGATGCGTAATGGGTATGGGCTGTTCGACATCGTTGAGCCTCCATATAATCTTGAAATATTAGCCTCCCTTTTTGAAGAGAATGCTGTTCACCACGCAAGCGTCCTTGCGCGTACTATGAACACTGTCGCTCTTGGTCACCGTTGGGAAGACACACCAAAGACGAAGAAAAGGATCGAGAAGGCTTCGTCCAAAGAGGGAGATGGTCTGACTAGGTTGAGGGACGAACTTCAACGTGAGGAGGATCGTCTTGAAACGCTTTTTGAAGATTTCAATATTGATGAAGATTTTATCGAAACTCTTATCAAGGTTTGGGTCGATTACCTTACTGTAGGGAATGGCTATCTGGAGATAGGACGAAATCGCAATGGGTCGATCGGGTACATTGGCCACATTCCGGCAGTCTTCGTTCGTGTGAGGAGAGCTCGTGACGGATTCGTCCAGAGAGCATCCTCTAAGTTTATTTTCTTTAGAAATTTTCAAGATACAAAGACCCCAAATCCTGTCGGGGCAGATGCTAACCCTAATGAGATTGTCCACTTTAGACAGTATAGCCCTACAAATACTTATTACGGAGTCCCGTCCGCAGTTGCCGCTATGGGCGCAATTATTGGAGACAAGTTCGCTAAAGAGTACAATATTGACTACTTCGAGAATAAGAGCATCCCTCGATATGCGATTATCCTGAAAGGCGCTAATCTTTCACAAAAGTCCAAGCAAGAGGTAGTTAACTATTTTAAGAATGAAGTCAAAGGCAATAATCACGGAACACTCTTTATTCCCCTCCCCGCAACTCTCGGGCGGGATGTAGATATAAAATTTGAAAAGCTTGAGAACGGAGTCCAAGAGGCTTCGTTTGACAAGTATCGTAAATCCAATCGTGACGAGATTACGGTGGCCAACAGGGTCCCTGCTCCTAAGATCGGCATTTACGATAACGCTAACCTCGCTGTGTCTCGGGATGCAGATAAGACTTTCAAGAATCAGGTCGTGGGGCCTGACCAGAAAGTTCTTGAAAATAAACTTAACCGAATTATCAAAGAGTTTACTGACAAAAAGATTCTTAAGTTTGCGGAGATTGATGTCATCGATGAGGATCTTCGTTCAAGAATTTGGGACAGATACTTGCGGTCCGAAGTTATGGTACCGAATGAGGTTCGTGCCAAGATTGGGCTTACAGCCCTTGAGGGTGGGGACGCGGTTCTTCCGTATCCATCACGTCTTGCTCAAGAAAAGCAGGAGTTCGAAATGGAGCAGGCGAAGGCAGGAGTTCCGACCCCTGGGAAGCCGGGGGCTCCAGAAGGAAACTCTAATGCTCAGGCAGGAAGTCCACCGAAGTCAATTCAGGACAGCGTTGCAGGAGAAACTACTTCTGCCGATTCTACTACAGGAAGAGCGGAACGTGGAGCAAATCAAGACTCCACTCCGCCAATTTAAAGGAGATTTAAATGCAATATACATCTTTCACCAATGCCGACACTTTAGTTTCTGGCGGGCGGGCTATTGTCCACGGCTTTGCTATTAGGGCAAGTGCGGGGGCAGTCGTTAATATTCACGACAGTTCAGATACTAGCGGGGTTCCCGTTTTCACACTGGCAATCGCGACTGGAGCAACGGAACTTTATGACTCAGCAAAGGGCGTTCCATTTAATGCCGGGATTTATATCAAAGTTCTTTCCGGCACGGCTGTTGGCACCATTTTCTGGGAGTGATTAAAAAAATTGCTAAAGGAAGCATGTAGTGATATAACTTCATCTATAGGTTATTTTTGGAAGTTGAGTTTTTATGGCAAAACCTGCAGTTTACCATCTAAATATTAAGATCGGTGACACCGAGACTGTCACTGTCACTATGCAAGACGCCGATGGCGTTGCGATCGATATTTCTGGACGAACATATTCTGCTCATGTCAGATCTAAGGCTAGTTCTTTGTTGGCTTTGGCAACTTTCAATTGCGCCATTGTTGACGCTGAAGGTGGTATTTTTTCTGCCACTCTTCCCGCATCTGTCACTGCCGATCTTTCCCCTGCGAACGCGGTCTGGGATCTTCAGGAAATTAACGGGATCGTTGTGACAACTTTGTTGGCTGGCGATGTCGTAATATCGTGGGACGTTACTAGATGAGCCAGTCTATAACTCTCAGGATGCCTGGCGTTACTTCTAGCCAGCTGCCTTCTAGTTCTATCATTGCCGTTGGGTCTAGTGTTTCTGGTCCTGTTGGTGCTACCGGTCCGCAAGGTTTGACAGGTTCAACAGGTCCGCAAGGTCCGCAAGGTTCGCAAGGGTTGACAGGTTTGACAGGTCCGCAAGGTTTGACAGGTTCGCAAGGTGTTCAGGGTCCTACCGGTGCTACCGGTGCCACTGGTGCTGATTCGTCTGTCGTCGGCCCGACGGGTTC